CAAAAGCATCTTTAGTCAAACCACCTGACAAGCCACCATCACGATAGTTATATGTTTTGCCAGAGTTGGCTAGAGCTTTAGTCCCAAGGGCTGATTGTTTGCCGATAAAGACTTTGCGTTTGATTTGTGATGCAATTGTCATGTCCTACTCCTAAATAAATATATCTGCTGAATAATTAATACTAACCGCAACGAACCATCTATCTCCATCTATTCCTCCATTGGATATGGATGGTGTTGAATCAATCATTACAGTAACGCTATCTTTTGTAATTGTAGTTCCTCTAGCAAATCTTGTGCGGATATTTTCAGCCATCGTAGCGCAAGCAGTTGCCCCTGCATTAACAGGATAATACAAAGAAACTTGAAAAATGCCAACTTCCCTATGCAAATCTGCCCCAATGCTAGGATTTTGAGTAGTTGCTGGAAGAAGATTAACCTTTTGGAATGGTGTTCCTGCTACTGGAGCAAACTGAGCATTTTCATAAGAGGTAGCTAATGCTCCTGACATTCCTGCCAAGTGGCTCTCTAAAGCTGCACGAATCTTAACTATACTCATTATTTATACCTATTCTGCTTAGATCCAGTACCAGCGTTTACTGTCATTGCAGCACCCTTGAATACTTGATCCCATTCTCTTAATGATACCCTAACCATCCCTTGTGGAGCTTTTACTTTAGACTTTCCATACTCAATATCATAAGCATATTGAACATTATTGGTAATCCAGATTTGCTTAATTCCAGTTGTGAATTTATCAATATTGTTCTTGCCTGTATTGATAGTAGATGACTTCTGGGGATCTGTTCCATCTTTAATAGTCAGATTTGGGCTACTAAGTTCCATATTCCAGTTATAGGCAAGATGCCCTGTATCAACTGGAGTTTTATTCACAATCTTGGTAAATAGATTCAATGATGCTAATTTCACCACTTCATCTGCATTGCCTTTAGCCTCATTAATCGAGCTACGCAAATCAGCCAAGAATTGAGTACGCTTACTCATTTATTAATTACACAAGTAAATAATGCTTTTTGTTCACCGCTAGATACAAAAGATACCATTGATACATTCCAATCAACCCCATCAATAGTGATCTTATCGTTAGGGGATGGCTCAATACCTAATTCTGCTGCGCTAATAGTTGCCAATACCTGATCTACACGATATTGTCCTGTAGCTAACTGGCTATCATCAGGGTTTTGCAGCATTGCATGAATCGTATAGCTGGTCGTAGTTGTTCCTACGCTACCAGTAGCAGGATCATAAGTTCCTTGTGCAGTGCGCTTATAAGTTACCAGCTTGCCATAAGCAGATAATAGCTTCGTGGCTAGTGGTCTAAATTTAGCATCTAATGTCATACTCTAGCCAATGGAGTTGCAGGACTAAATGTAGTCGGTTTCATTAATGGATAAAGCAAATTATCCATAGCACGATACTGAACATAGGGATAACCCTTAGTTGTATCATACTCAACTTCAAGAGATCCAATCTTTTCACGCTTAGTTAAGCGATCTAGATCTGGTGCTAGTGAAGCTGTATTGGCTTTAAGTGCAAATTCACAACAAGCATCTTTGACTTCTTTTGGTACTGAGTTCTCATCGTAATAGCTATACATTGCGCCATTATCGTATTTAGGAACTAAGTAACGAGGAAAGTCCAGTGACTGTGTATCGTTCTTACGAATACCAGCCCAAGATGAGCGATATACCTGAACCATATAGTTTGTAGCTTTACGCAGGAGTTGTTCCTTGACTGTAGTGGTCAAAGCAGCCCATGTAGCATTACCTAAATTGGAATGATATGTATCGGCATCAGCAACGGAGATATAACTCTCAGCAGTTGCCATTCCAGTGCCATCTTCGACTATTAAGCTCATTCTTCCACCCATTCCATAAAGCCACGCATACTTGAACCATTAATAACTGTATTATCTGCGAAAAATGCCAATCCCTCATTAGGGGATAAAATTAAGCCTTCGCTATTATCAAATTGAATTGCAGTTGGCGCACCGCTAGTTTTAGCTGGAATTGATCCTTCCCAGAAATACTCAAATTGAGTAACGCCTGTCATTGTCAATCCACCTTGATTACGCACTACAGTCATCATTGAATCTTCATCTTGGGTATTGTATTTTGTAACGCCCAATACAGAGCCTCCAGTTGGAAGCCCTTTAATTCTTTTCATTCCATAAACTGAATTACCAGTTCCTCCTGCATCAGCAGAATCTAGCTGTAATTGAATCTTACGAACACGAATAGATTTGCTGTCTTGATTTACAAATGCTTGATAGACAGTATTTTCCGTAAATGTCGTTGGATCAATGGCTATCCTACAAGCATAGTATTTCATTTTTTAACCCACCCATGTCGTTGCCAGTTGGCTACTTCTTCCAAATGGACATTTGCTTCTCTTGGCATTGGATAATCTTCTGAGCGAATCATCACTACAGTTTTCTCGAATACCGCCTTGGGTAATTTTACTTCTTCTTTTACAACTTCGGTAATAACTTCTTCAACTACTTTTTTTGGTCGTGCCATGATATTTCCTTAGTAAAAAGGGGTAGCCTTTTGAGCCACCCCTTTTATTTCACTAGACTAAGATCAGCCTAACAATGTTGCAACAAACTCTGGTTTCCATACTTTTGCATCATACAAGCAAGAAACTTTGATGTTTTTCATCATGTTACCAGCGTAAACAGAAACATCATATACCAAGCCAGAAACAGGATCTTGAACAGTCATAGAATCAATAGCTGCATCTTGTCCTACGCCACGACCAGCAACAGGTCGGCATACGAGTTCGATAGCTGCTTGATGGAAAGCGATGTTGCCAGTGTAAGAATCACCAACAGTCATAGCAACGCCATCAGCAAGAGCAACACGCAAACCTGTACCAGCCAATACCAAAGTACCAGCAGTCAAGGCTGTAGCTACAACATACTTGTTGCTATCGCCAGCGAAAGTTACTACATCACCAGCTAATACTGTGCCTGTACCACCATCAACAGCAATGGAAGTTGCGCCAACAGCAAAAGTACCATTAGTAACATAGCTTGCGCCAGTACCCTTGGTATGTGATGCAACACCAGCAGATTCCTTGAACATCAAGCCTTGCAAGTCAAGCAAAGTGCCTTGACGGAGCAATTGTGAACCACCAGCTTCATTAGCCTTTTGGAGTTGAGCTAAATTACGGAGCTTAACGCCAGCAGCAGAGTTGATAACCAAAGTAGAACGACCATCCAAAGGAGTGCCATTGTCTACAAGGATTCTACGCAATTCAGCAACTTCATTGAAGTTAGAAGCGAAAGGAGTAGTACCAGCAGTACCGAAAGCACGAGAAGCACCAGCTTTAGCAACGCCACCAACATAGGATTCAATCTTGTTAGTGATAGCACGCATAGCTTGAGCTACTTGGTCACCATAAACAGTTTCAAAACCAGCACCATTTTGCAAGTGCTTAATATCTTCACCAGTGAAAGGAATATCCACTTCAGCATAGTTGTTGATAGAGAAAGTCTTGCTATCAACAGTTTGATATGTAGGCTCTGGCAATGCCATGCTTGGGTTATAGCTTTCGCTAACTGTAGCTGCACGAGTTGTTGCTGAACGGATTGTGTCACCCTTAGCTGCACGAACTGACTCAGTAGAGTTAATTGTTACAGAAGGAATGAAACCAACTTGCTCACGACCAACGATGTCGGCTGCTTTAAAGATATCTGCTGCTAGGTTTGTTAATACATTTGACATTTTAATTCTCCAATTTAATCAATAATTTTTCCACCATCCTTTAGGAAAGCACCCTTTTCAGCAGAGCTAATCCCATCGAACTGTGACCTTGGCATTGTTTTCGCATTGCCACCAGCATTACCACCGCCATTAGAACCGCCACCAGAGTTAGCAGGAGCAGCAATAAAATGCTTTCCTTCTTCGCCCTTAGACCATTCACTGACGAAATCAGATAAAGGTTTATCTCCGATAACTGCTTTACGCTCATTACCTTCGATCTTTACTTGCACCTGACCTTTAAGCATTGATTTAACTGCTGGGAGGAACTGTTTTGCGATTCCCTCTTTTACAAGAGCTTCGTTCAATCCATTTTCAACCAGTAAGTTATTTGTATAACCACTTTCAGCTTCATAAAGTTTCTTAACCTTATCGGCTTCTTGAGCAATAGATTTAGCTTGTTTCTCAGCTTCAGTCCATTTAGTCTTGTAAGTTTCTACCTGATTTTCCAGTTCTTCCAACTGCTCTGGCTTAATCTCTTGATTCTTACGCAACTTCTTAACTTCTGCTAATAACTCATCACGCTTAGAAATCAAACCTGATGTTGCTTCTTCTGCTGCTTTTTTAATGGCTTCCTGCACCTCTGGTGCGTTTAAATCAATACTCATTTTTTGTTCTCCGAACATTGTTAGGTCACTGACCAAATTAATACAATTGCATTATGAAACGAAAGATGTTACTTGTCTAGTTCCTTTAGTGGAATAGGATTGCCAGTCTGGTCTAAAAGCTGCTGCAAAGTGATTTTTCCATCCCTCCACAACTGAGCCTTACCTTTACCCAATACCTCATCTTGGAACGCTTTACCTTTTTTCTCAAGGAAATCCTTAAATGTTGTTTCTTCAGGAACTTGTCCATCCATGCTTGATCTAGTAGATTTTGGCATTTCTGGAAAGTTTGATCCTATCTCTTTGAACGATTTAAGGATCGGCATATACATCGAACGACAGTTCCAATGGGCTGGAAGCTCCCTGTAAGGTAATGATTTTTTACCAATTGGCTTATTGTCCATATCGTAAGTAGAGCCATCATAAGCAATACACTGAATAGAAGTCCGATTGTCCAATACAGCCACATATAACTTTCCTTTGATAACGCTGGAGTTTTCCTGATACATCCTTTCCCTAGCGTTTGAGGAAATTGTATGTACGGAAGTGCGTACAAGTGCTTCTGCGTTACGCTTGCCAATATCCATTTGTTGCTGGACTCGCTCTGCTATAGTTCCAATCTTTTCGCCAGATCCGTAGCCCATCCGAATTTGTGTGGCTACACGAAAGTAGACATCAGCACCTTGTCTAGCCCACCAAGCAGATGTAACTGCTCCTTGTACGACTGATTGATCTGCTAGAACGGCTAATTGGTTTGCGCTTGGCAATGAACTAAACATATCTACGCCAGTTAAAGTAT